AGATGCGCCCCAGGCCGGTAATCAAAATCACAACCATCGATCCAGTAAAAGCGAAAAAGAAAGCCGCGCCCAAGTCCACGGAAGGGGGACATGGTGGCATCTCCGAAACAATCCCTCCGCAAGGTAAAGATAACGGTACAGGTAAGAAGAAAAAAAGGGGCTGATTGCCCCCATGAGGAGACAACCGAAACCGATCTTTCTGACACCCTGACGGAGGGACAACATGGCATCGACACAATTACTCGCAAGCAAGGTCGTAATTCTTGAGGAAGAACCCCAAATCCCGGCGATCGTAGCGCTTCCAAGCGCTGTGACCCTTGCCGTGGGGATCACCGAGAGAGGACCAATCGCCGATCCCGTACTTCTCACCTCGTTTGAAGAGTACGTGAAGACGTTCGGCGGATTCACCCTAGATGCGGAGGTGGCGCTCGCTGCCCACGGCTACTTCTACAACGGCGGGAGCTTCCTATGGGTCGCGCGAACGTGCCATTTCACGGATGTCACAGACCCGACGACTGCGGAAGCCGTAGCTGGGACGCTGATGCTCGACACGCTCGGAGGCGCAGACTCCCCAGGACAGGTCACAAGCACGCTCGCATCACCATACAACCTCGTGCCCACAGATGACCTGGTTGTGGAGATCACCGGCGGTGGCCACCTGACCGCGACTTTCAGTGCTACCGCAGCACAGGCCCCACTTCCGGGTGCCGCAGGTTATCCGATCGCGGCCTTGGCCGGGGGCGAGAACTTCACGATCGCGATCGACGGCGGAACTCCGCAGGTGATCACGGCCGTTGGTGGGGAGACAACCGCCCTCGACATCGCCAATCTTGTCAACTCGCAACTGAACGGCGGCAAGGCTTACGTCTCGGGTCCAACAGTTCTCGTCGAGTCTGACATCCTCGGGCTGGCATCGATCGTGGACTTTGCAGCTGGCGCGCCGGATCTGCTCGTTCTGCTCGGTGGCGTTCCAGGCCCAGTAGCAGGAACCGGAAACGTGCAGAATATCGCCTCCGTTACAGGGGCCGAAGTGAAGACGATCGTGGAACTGGCCGTGGCTGGGTGTACCGTTACCGTCAATGGTGACGGCACCGTGACGCTTGCGACCACCTTGCTCGGGGCGACAGAGACGATCGGGGTCAAGGTAGCTTCAACCGCCGACACCAAGATGGGCATCGACAACGCCCTTCACACGGGAGGCACAGCGGCGCCGCAGAACACCCTCAAGGTGGACGGAAAAACAGCCGGTGCTTACTCGGACAACGTGCGTGTGATCATCGAGGATGCCACGAACGGGGATGCAGACTACTTCAACCTGACAGTGACCGTCTCAGGGGTGATCAAGGAAGTCTGGCCAAACGTGACGATGGACACTGCCGACGCCTGGTACATCGAGACCATACTCAACAATCTCAACCTTGGGTCGGACCTGATCTCAGTCGTCGACCAGTCCGCTACCGGAACCACCTCGGAAAGAAAGCCCGTAGCGGGGACGTTCGGGCCGCTGACAGCCGGGGATGATGGTCTGGTAGGCATCGTGGCCACGGACTATATCGGGTCCTCGGCAGGGGGCACAGGACTCTATGCGTTCGATCTCGTGACGAGTGGACGCATTCTCATAGTGCCAGCCCAGGCGGTGGCAACAGTACACCTCGCGATGATGGACTATGCCGAGGGGTGGAGAAACGGCAGCATGATCGCGGTGCTCGACTGTCCGCAGTCGCAGACCGCCCAGCAGATGGTGTCCTACGTTCAGTTGAACGGTCTGTTGGAATACTCCGAGTTCGGGGTGCTCTACTGGCCGTGGATCAAGGTGGTGAACCCGTCGACCGCCATATTCGGGGATGACGATAAGATAACGGTGGCGCCCTCTGGCTGGATCGCTGGCAAGTACGCATCGAACGACCAGAGGCTGGGTGGTGTGTACGAATCGCCAGCCGGGATCGGAGAGGGCTTCGGTGTCATCCGTGGCATGGTCGGTGTAGAGGACGATCCCACCGGCAGGGAGCGTCACTCCGTTCTCGATGAGCGGGTACGAGATCTGGTTTATCCGTACAGGATCAACCCGATCACCAAGCTGGAGTCCACACCGTGGCACATCGACGGTGGGCGCACGCTCAAGTCAACAGGAAACTTCCCGAACGTGGGCGAGAGACGCGGAGTGATCTTCATCGAGCAGTCCCTAAAACAGGGCTTGATCATCCTGAAGCACAGGTTCAACAACAGAGCCAACCGCCAGCGGGCCAAAAGAATCATCACGGCATTCCTGATCCGCGAGATGAACAAGGGCGCGTTCCGCTCTACAAACCCAGACACGGCCTTCTACGTCGATGCGTCCGATCAGCTGAACCCCCCAGCGCAGGAGTTCGCAGGGATCATGACCATCCGGATCGGCCTCGCAACTAACAAGCCCGGTGAATTCATTGTAATCATCGTTACCCAGGACACGCGAGCGCTCGCCGAGTCGCTGGCTGCCTAGTGAAGGAGGCGAAAGCAAATGTCCACTCCCGTAAACTTTTATAAAAAGTTCAAATTCGTTCTGGAGATCGATGGGATCGCCAGGGCGGGATTCGCCCGATGCTCGGAGCTTCGCGTCGAGGCGGCGAATGTCGAGTATCGAGAGGCGGGCCGGTTGCATCCACATAACTCCCCGGGCACGGTCACGTTCCCAGAGATCACGTTGGAGCGCGGCGCTGCGGACGATTTCGACCTCTACAACTGGTTCAAGGACACCTACGATGCCGCCGCCGGTACGGGGGTGACAGAGCCGGATCTGTGGAGGACGTTCGACATCGTGCAGCAGGACCGCGACGGGGACGAGTTGGAGCGCTTCACCATATTCGACGCCTACTGTCGGGCATTTTCGGCCGGCGACTGGGACAATGACGCCGACGAAGTGAGAATCGAAACTGTCACGGTTCAGCCCGATAGGTGGGAACGAGTCCCCGCCTGAGCTATGAGATCCATAAGTCGGCCACGACAGAACGTGGTCGGCTTGCGCCCCTACTGGGGCAGGTAAAGACGAGCTAAGGTAACAACCAAGGTAAGGAGGAAATCCATGTCCGTGAAGACAGAAACATTTGACCTACCATCGGGCGCCCAAATCGAATTCAGAGCATTGACCCTAAAGGAGGAGAATATCCTGGCCTCTTCTCGCGGCCGTCGTCAGCATTCCGCGCTCGATCGCGTGCTGAGTGCTTGCGTCGTTCAGGTCCATGACCAGGGTCCATACAAGGATCTGGGTCAGAAACCAGACTGGGACAAGATGCTCCAGGGCGACCGTTTTGTGGCTATGATCCGGTTGCGCGTGATTTCGTACCGCGAGGGGGAAGATTACCAGTTCAAGACGACATGCCCAGACTGCAACAAACGCACAGAACAGAATGTCAATTTATTGACCGAGTTGCCGGTTCGGCCCCTATCTGAGGAGGCCATGGAGGCGATGGTGAACGGCACCCCCTTCACGGTGGAAATCGCGGGAGTCGAGGTGACTTATTCGCTTTCGTTTGGCGAGCACGCCAAGAGGGCCGAAAAGCTACGCGAGCAGAACCCCAAACGACCGATGGCAGCGGCTCTGCGCTCTCGCATCCTCGAGGTGGAGGGCGTAGACAAGCGCGACATACTGGACTGGCTAGACGGTGAACACGGGGATTTCCCAGGCTTGACCAGCGACGACGCAGAAGATCTCCGCGACGCCTTCGATCGGGTAGATTGCGGCATTGATACAGAGATCGAGGTGGAATGTCCCTCGTGCTGGGCGGTATGGTCTTTGTCGCTCCCTTTCGACGATGGCTTCTTTTTGCCACAGCGCGGCCAGAAGAAGAGGCGGCAGGAGAGGATGGAAGGGAGGTCCCCTGGTGCGGACTGATAAGCAGGTTCGACGAGGAACTTTTGCGGTTGCTCAGGTTCAAGTTGAGTTGGCAGCCGCTGTGGGGTGCTTGTATGCGCCTTTCGTATCATGAGACCCTAGACCTTGAGGTAGCCGAGGCAGAGGCGTTAGACGACCTCGTAGAGGAACGAAGACGATCTGAATGGAAGATGTTGACCAGGAAGCCATCGAAGCCGAGGTGAGGTACTTATGGCGATGAATAACATGGGGGCGGGATTCACGATTACCGCCCGTGACATGGCAACGCCAATATTTCGCGGGGTAGCCCGAGGCTTCGGGCGCATGGTACAAAATGTGCGCGGCCGGTCTCGGGGCATGATGAACGCGCTTGCCCCCCTGGCTATAGGCTTCGGATTGAAGAAGCTCTCCAGTGGCCTTATTGGGGCATCGGCGGGGATCGCACAGTTCGCCGAAAATTTCGAGTACGGATTGGCCGCAGTTGGGGCTGTATCCAACGCAACTGCGGAGCAGATGACAAGCCTCCACGATGAGGCGCTGCGCGTCTCAGCCGCTACCGAGTGGTCACCAGATCAAGCGGTCCAAGGTCTCAAAAACCTAGCAACAGCGGGCTTCACAGCTACCCAACAAACAGCGATGCTCGAACACGTTATGAACCTTGCCACGGGATCAATGGGGCAGCTGGGCTTGGCCGAGGCTGCCGATGCCGTTGGAGGGACGATACGCGCCTATGCCATGGAGGCGGGCGAGGCGGCGGTAGTCACTGACAAGCTGCTTCGGATCACCCAGATGACAAACTTCCAGGCCAAGGACTTCTCCGTGGGTCTCGCTCGCGCTGCGTCTACTGGAAAACTATTCGGCCAGAGTCTGGACGATGTATTGATCCAGATGGGATTGCTCCGCAATATGAACATCGACGCGAGCGTTTCAAGCACCTCTCTCAGGGAGTCGTGGCGTCGCCTTGCCGCCGATCAAAATGCACAAAATATCATCCGTGGAAAGGGCGTGAAACTTCTCAAAGAAGACGGCAAGGAAATGCGCGACTTTTTGGACATCATGATTGATCTGGCAAAAGCCACCCAGGGCTTGGGAGAGGTGGAGCGCAACAGGATCGCGGTACAAGCGTTTGGAGTCCGTGGAATGGCAGCGTTCGCCTCTGTGGCTGATGCAGCCATAACCAGGCAGATCGACGGCATTGAGGTTACTGTCCGAGGAGCGGAAGCAGTTGAGTTGATGCGGCTGGAACTCGCCGACCTGTCTACTCAAGAGAAGCGCAACGAAGCCGCAACGAACGCGAGCACCGACGCGCTCTCCAAGTATGCGAAAGAGGCCCAGGGTTCGGCCGGCGCAGCCAAGATATTCAAGGACCGACTGTTGGAGACATACGCTGGACAGAAAAAGTTGATTAGCGGAGTCATGGAAACGATCAAGACCTTGTTTGGGGAAGCAGCGATCGAGATGTTCAAACCTATCGCCAAGACCCTATACGAGGTGCTGATCAAGATCATGGAATTCGTGATGAAAATGCCCATGGGAACCAAAAAGGCGATCATCGCCGTGATTGGGTTCCTGGGCGTGCTCGCTGGGGTCGCAGGTACGCTTTTGATGGTAGCGGCTATCATGTCCTTCGTTGGGTTTGGTCTGCTATCGTTCGTTGCGATCATTGGTGGTCTGTTACTGTTTGGTGGCCCACTGGTGGCGCTATTCTCGGGGATGGGCGTTGGCGTCATGGCAGTATGGAAGGCGTTTCAGAAGGCTACCGGAGGAGGGGATGATCTCGGTGCGACGCTCGAAAAGTTAGGGCTCCTCGCGCGGGGCGCCATCGACATTGTAACGCAGGGACACCTTGGCGAGGAGTTGGCCGGTGAGTTCGATAAAGCAGAGAACAAGGGGCTGATGCCGTTCCTTGTCAAATTCGAATTGTGGTTGCAGAAAATCAAGGCGTTCTGGTCTGGCCTAAAAGCGGGATTCGGAGAAGCTGTTGACTCATTGGTCCCCCGGCTACAGGAGCTCAAGGCGGAGCTTGGGTTCGTGTTCGATATGTTCGGTGACAAGGGCGTCGGAGACTCGCTCGATGATTGGGCCACAAAGGGGGTGGATGCCGGTCTTGCCTTCGGCGAGTTTGGGCACATGGCGATCGACATGTTTAAAAGCCTGATTAAGACGATCGGAAAGGTTGGCAAGTTTATCGACCAGATCACGGCTCAGGATGTGCTTGATACCGTCCAGAGCCTTGTGGACCTCGTGCAGGGCGTAGTGTCAGTCTTCGAGGGAATAGGAGCCGCCTTTGGGTTCGTTTACGATCTATTTGCCAATTTCGGTCGAGATCTTACTACCTTTATTGAAAATGTTTTAAGAATTCCAGCCCTGATTGCAACGGTTATTCAAGGTGTGAAAGGACTCCTGACCGGGGACACGGGAGCTATACTGGAGTCAACCGAGACGAGACGAGCCCTGTTGGCGGGCGAATTCTTCACATATGGTGGAGGTGAACCGAAGGGGCGCGCAGAGACCTATGGTTTCAAGGGCCGTGGAGGGGAGCCTCCTGCAAAACCAGTGGAACAACTCCAGATGGAGGATCTTAGAGATCGCAAGAAAGCTATCAAGCTCTGGATGGGTCAGACCAAGGGAGAGTACCAGGCGGCGGGAGGCAAAGGGCTTGCGTGGTCGGAAGCTGGCGACCAGATGAAAAAGAAATACACCGACGAGCTTTCTAAGATTAGCTCCCGTATTACGGACTTGATCAAGGCCGAAAATAAAATCATGGATCGCCCAATCGTCCTTATGGCGGATGGTAAAATGATCGCCAAGACCGCCAACGCTGGCAATGCAGACATGGCCGAAACCAGCCTTGGTGGGGAGGTCAGTATCGTTTTTGAGTAGAAGTCCAATTGGAGGACTGAATGTCAGGTGCGCCGAAGAACAAGCCAACGACTCCAAACCTCGGCAGCCTTGCCGGTCAGGGTGTAGGCACGGACGCAAAGGGATACGTCCAGAACCTCCAGCTGAAGGATTCCGACCCGAATAATTACGGGGATGTTTTGACGTTCTTTTTTCGCCCTGGGCCGGTCTCGCAACGCTCGCGCGTGAACTATGAGAAGCTGCGGGCTCTTGGCATGTCACACTCTTATCATTCCTACAATGGGACAGAAAACAACGAGGTATCGTTCGAGATCTATTTTAACCGCCTAATGATAGTCAAGGAACTGACGCGCGGCGAAGCCCGTGGTTACAAGGAGGGAGCCGAGGGAGAGCTTGAAGCCGTGAGCGGGATGATCGAGGAGTCGAGGCGTTGGATGGAGTCGCTGCTACTTCCGCCCGCGCTCGATGATGGCCGAATAGCGGCGGCGCCACCGGCATGTACTCTTTGCCTCCCGGGGATTATTTCGATTCGTTGTCGTTTGATGTCCTTGGATTGGACGTTTTCACAGGTTGACGTACACGGCCGTATTTCGGAACTCAAAGGCAGCGTTTCGTTCGAGGAAGCGCCCATGGCGCGGCTTACGATGCAGGACGCCCTGGAAGTAGGAATGTTCCGTGGATAGGCATTGAGGTAGCTATGTCTGTATTCTCTCACAGTCGGTATTCATATTCGAAATCGCTGTTCGACCCTAATGGCGTAGCTTATCTCGGCGAGCCAGAACCGTTCCGGTACAAGGCGGAGAGCGACAATACCTTCCATACCGTCAGCGATGGGGACACCCTATGGGGACTCGCTGGCCTTTACTTTGCGGGCGTCCCACGTCCATGTGGCTTGTGGTGGTTGATCGGGTGGTATCAGCCGACTCCGATTATAGATCCCACCATCAGGCTTAAAGCTGGCGAGACTCTTGTGATTCCCTCGATGCGGGTTGTTCGGCTGTACGTGTTCAATCCAGAGCGACGAGGACTCAGCTGATGCCGTTTGGTGGGGCCCAGGTTATCGTAGAGATGATCCAGCCAGACGATGGTGATGTGGAGGCCCAGGCGAATGCTGCCCTTGGAGCGGCGCTGATAGAAGATCGGCTGGAGTCATTCAAATTCACCGACAAGGACACGGGCAAAGATTCAGCGGAAATGGTTTTTCGCAACTCGGACTTCCTAATGCTGGACATGCCAGTGTTTACCAAGGGGGTGAAGCTGCTCATGACCTGGGGATGGCCGGGACAGCTGGCTGTGCCTCGAAGGATGATCGTAATGAAGGTCCGTGGCGGGGAGATGGTAACGGTTACATGTCACTGCACCTTGGCGCTGTTCGACAAGGAAAAGCGATCCCGACACGAGGTGTTCATCACCGATTCGGAATTTGTTCGGCTCGTTGCGAAGGATCACGGGTATACCGGCGTCCTCGTCGACATCGAGGATACCTCCGAAATGCGGGACTCGATCACGCAACCACGCACAATGACCGACGCCAGAATGCTCCATAAGCTGGCCAGGAAAAACGGTTTCGTTTTCTACATGGACGCAAGCGGGTTGCACTGGCACAAGCGACGAACAGACCTAGATCCGGTCAAGACCTATTGGTACAAAACTGACCCTGGCCGTGGGGACATCCTGTCGCCTCCGCGTATCGAGGCGAACCTCACGCGCGCTGTGGCCCAGGTCAAGGTGCTTGCACGCGATCCAATTCGGAAAGGCGCGGTGATCGAGGTTGTCGCGGACGATTCGAACGCGGACGATACCGCTCTTGGGAATGAAAACGAGTTCGGAGATCCCGATGGCACGCTATCCCAACGCGAGGAGCGGATCACGCGCATAGACGAGAGGGCCGCAGGGCTGGCATCGGAGGAGGAAGCCCAGGCGGAAGCGGTCGCTCGCTATCGCATGACCGCAAAACGGCGCTACAAGATGGGGCTGGATGTAATTGGTGACGCCAGGGTTGGGGCGAAAGAGGTTGTGGACACCTGGGGGATTTCGGATTTGTTTGATGGTCTTTACTACGTGAAGGAATGCGTCCACGACGTGGACAGCGGAGGCTTCAGGCAGTCGCTGTCCCTCATCAAGGACTCGGTACGCGAGGTGAAGGCTGGGAAAAAATCCCAGAAAAAGGGCAAGAGAAACAAGAACATCAGCGACAAGAGCAACAAGTACGAAGTGCTCCAGAACGCGGACTATGAACTGACTGCTAAATTGGAATTCGAACTCGGACCCAACGGGGAGGCCATACCACGGTGGCAATACTATGAGAAGGGCGAGGCCACCGGCTGGACTCGAGATCTGTCGATCGCGGAGATCAACCAGATCCAAGATGACGACCTCGCGTTCATCGCCTCTACTGGGACAAATTCGCTGCCTGATGCTTAGGAGACCACATGCCGGAAGGATCTAGCTTCGGCGAAGACAACTTCGACGAACACAAATTAGTCGGCCTATACGCGGGCATCATAATCGATCGCGATGACCCCGAGGGGTTGGCTCGCGTGCGCGTCCAGATCCCGGGAGTTATCGACGAAAGCGCCTGGTGCCTCCCGAAGGGCTCTGGCGCTCCCCAGTATGGGGCCAATAACGTGCCTCCCATGGGGGCCGACGTGTACATCCAATTTGTGAATGGGAACATCGATCGCCCGGTGTACGAACCAGGGTGGCCGGGAAAGCCGGCAGAAGGGGCAGAGACGTTCCCAGAGTTTGAAGACCCAGACGTGGCAGTGTTCGGCATCGGGCCGTTTCGATTAGTGATCGACAACCGCGAAGACCAGGAAACGGCGGTCGCAAAGATGGTGCGTGATGTGAACGGCACCGAGGAGAGCATGGTCGAATTCACCCTTGAGAAGGCCACTAACTCGCTCAAAATATTCGTGCAGACGGCGCTCCTCCTAGAAGCGGGCGGACTAATAGACATCGACGCAAACCAAGTGCAAATCCGCCAGCGCGTTGTGCTGCCCACAAACAGGCCGATACAGTGAGGGAGTAGATGGGAATAATACCAGATGGCCTGTGCTTGGAGCTTCCAGAGATTCCCTCCATGGATGAGATCTGTTTCCCCGGCGGCTTTTGCTTGTCGTACATATGGGACGCCATCGGAAAGATCCCCGGGCTGGCCGATATGCCCATGGACTTCTTCTCTCAGATCGGCCCAGCCATGGCGCCGCTGGCTCCATTTTTTAACCTGTTGGACACGATCCTAGCAATCTTCCGCTGCCTGGAGGCGATAGGGGATTTCGCAACGAGTCTTGACCCGAGCGGGATCTTCGAATGCTTCCCAGCGCTGGCGAAGATGATCGATCAACTGTTGAAGCTGATACCCTATTTGAGCCTCCCAAAGATGGTCAAATCAATCATCAAGGCTCTGGCCATGCTACTACGGGGGATTGCGAGCGACCTCCGATACATCCAGAGCCAGGTGCAAAGAATCTTGGACATGATCGACCGCGCCGCCACGATCAACGATGCGACGCTGGACGGCATCCTTGTCTGTTCCCAGAAGACGGTAGAAGATACGGTGATGTCCACTGCCGAGGCCTTGAAGGGGATCGGGCGTATCATCTTGTTGGTCAATATTTTGATGGGCTTGTTCGGAGGCCCAGAGATACCGTGTTTTGGGGAACTTATAGGAGACAACATCGCGGAGGGCTTCGACTTCATCGTCGACTTGCTAACGACATTGGCCCAGATACTGGACGAGATCGCCGATGCTATTCCTGATCCGGATCTGGTCCTATCCTTGGCTCTCGCGCAACAGAAGTGTTAGGATGACCACATGACGGTGACAGCACAGCTTTTCGGAACTGGAATTATTTGTCCATTCCAACGAGATCAAAAGGGCGATTTCGCCCACGCATCGGGGATGAGAGTGCTCTCATCTGACATCGGCGAATTGCTAGGGATCATCGGGCCTGGAAAGAGCCAGCCTGGGGAGCTCCCATGGCGCACGCAATTAGGCTCCCGACTTGTGGACTTGAAACATCGTCGCTTGCATTCGGAAATGATTCGAGCGATGGCGGAGCAACAGACCAGCGGAACGGTCCGTCGCTGGGAACCGCGCGTGATTGTCGGCCCTACAACCGTTGAAGTGGGCGACGCGGCCGGGAATGAGAACTTGCTTTTAGTCCGGTTCTCGTACACCCCTCGAACGACCAAGCCAGGGGAGCGACAGAGCATTGACGTTCCGTTGAAAGAGTAGGTGGACCATGACGATTCTGCCCGCAGCTGCTGACTATACCAATAAAGACTTTGACGCCCTGCGCGCCCGTCTTTTCGACCTCATCCGGTCGGTGTTTCCATCATGGACAGACGACGCCGTGGCCAACTTTGGAAACATCCTCGTGGAGGGCTTTTGCTTCATCGGCGACGTGCTGACCTACTTCCAAGACAACCAAGCCAGGGAGGGTAGATTCGCTTTTGTCCAGGTGCGAAAAAATATGATCGCATTGGCCAAGCTCATTGACTACCAACTGTCGGGAGCCGCAGCCTCGTCGTGCGATGTGGTCCTTACGCTGGACAACGCAGCGGCCCTGACCGGAACTGTTCTCGTTCCGGCAGGGACACCGATCAAGACCGGAGAGGTTACCGATCCCGTGATTGGGGAGCTTGAGAACGACGTGACGATCGTGGTCGCAACCGGATACGCCTCCGGTGTTTGGAGGAATTGGCAGACGCAGCCCACATATCAGCGCGCGTCGACAAACCTCCCTGACCAGGAGTTCACGCTGCCGTTTGCTCCATTTCTCGAAGGCTCCCAGGTCGTGTCGACTCCTACTCAGGGTGTTTTCACCAAAGTCGACAATTTCCTCCAGAGCACGGCCACGGACAAGGATTATATGTTACTCGTTGACCAATACGATAAAGGAGCGATCCGCTTCGGAGACGGCCGCAACGGGGAGATTCCGGTGGGGACCATCTCGGTCGATTACAAGACCGGCGGAGGGCTTGTAGGTAACGTCGAGCCTAATTCCCTGGTAAAGGTAGTCGGAAGTTTCACAGATACTTCCCCTACTCCGGTGAAAGCCTACATCTCGGTCAACAACGCTCTCGCAGCCGATGATGGGGTGGGACGCGAGGAGGTCGACGCGGCCCGGGAGAACGCGCCCGCAAGCCTTCGCGTATTGAATCGCACGGTAGCCCGCGAGGACTACGAGATCAACGCAAAGCGGGTAACCGGGGTGGGACGGGCGCTGATGCTGTCGAGCGACGAAGACCCCGGCATCGAAGAGAATCACGGTCGTCTCTATATCATGACCTCGGGTGGGGGAATTCCGAGCCAGTCGCTCATGGATCAGGTTTACACGATGGTTACGACGACCTATCCACGGACGATCACTTTTCAGCTAGAAGTATTCTCGGTTGTCTTCTTGCCGATCAATGTGGGTGCCACCATCTGGATTCGGGAAGGCTACGATGCGTCGGATGTCAAAGAGGCCATAGAAGACGCCCTGAGCGACTACTTCTCGCCGCTTCTCGCCGATGGAGCCCAAAATCCGGACATCGGATTCGGATTTGAGTACAAGGACGCAGACGGCCTTCCAGCGGGAGAGATCCCGTGGTCGGATGTTTTCAACGTAGTACGCGACGTGGAAGGCGTCCGTAAGGTGGGCTCCGGAGACACCGAATTCACTTTGAATGGGTTGCACGACGACGTGTCGATCCCGAACCATAAATTCCCAAGCCTTGGCACTGTCTCGTTGATAAACGGTGACACGTCCACGGCCATCTGACGGAGGCGAGCGTGGGCAGACCGTATATCCGATGGGAACCGGGAGCGAACGCCGACATGATCGTTCTCCCTGGGGATGGGCCACTCATCGTCTCGGCTGATGACGAGGAAAAGATCTCCCAGTTTGCGGCCATCGCTTGTTCTCCTCCTGTTTTATGGCAGGCGTCAGAGGAAGTGGGATATGTCCATCGCTTGGATTCAATTCAAGGGGCGTCTCCACAGACCGGCATACGGGCTCGCGGGTATGATTGGTTGCCCGAGAGCATGTCATTCTGGGGAGCCGACCCAGTTGCGGGTGAACCAGATCCGATCTCGCAAGATGACACCATGAGTTGGATGTATGCACACCTGGGCTGGAGGATGTTTCTGCGCGGGTATATCGGAGCAGCTGGTTTCGGTGGCCTAAACATGGAGTTCAAGGTCGAGTGGGCCGACTCCGTGTCTAGGGCCGCAAGCGATCCTCGCGGCGCGTGGACCGGAATCTGCCTCGGAACCCTGCTGTCGGGACAGGCGCTTCGCTTTATGTCCATATTGCACGGCAAGCGCTCGCATGAGGCAAATTGGATCTATCACGGCACCTACGGTAACCCCTTGTCGTGGCCTCCATCCGATGTGAATTCGGCCCCATGGAATGGCATTGATTCCGGAAAAATTCGTTTCGTGATTAGTGGGGGCTCCCCATCGTGGCAGATCGTCGCTCAATACTGGGATGGTGGGGCGTGGCAAGATCTGAACAACAACTCCGATGATCTTTTCTCAGGCATACCACCAGGGTACGAACAGTTTCTTGGTGTCGTTGGGTCTTTGTTTTCGGGGCCGACAGCTGTTAACCCTATACCAGCCACCGTGTGGCCTGTTTTGACTTCCTACTTCGACTCGATCCAGGTGTCACAGTTTCAGCCGTTCATTATTGATACCGCCATTTGGACGTTGCGTCACATCAATGAAAAATTTGAGTGGTTGATTGGCCCAACTCCAGGGACTCATTATGGAGTCGAGCCGCTACTTATCGAACTTGGGCGCACAGATCTTTTCCATTTCCCCCCTGGCAGCGGCATGGAACCAACCGACCTGCGAACTTATGACCGCGATGTGGGATGGGCCATGAGGTTTGGTCAACATACATTGCTTGGCGGTGGTGGTCCCAACGATAGGCTAGGCATCGCCGGGGGGACTAGCATGTCGCTTCCCCTCGTACCGGCCGAAGTTTCGTTCTTTGGTTCTGTCTCCCCGTTTGCTACCATACATCGGTGGAAATTCGAAAAGATGGATACCTGGGCCGAACGTCGGGGACTTGTTAACTTCGGAAAAACCGTACAAGAAGGAGCGGTCCCAGCTGCTGGGAGTAGTGGGATTGGTTTCTTCTGGGAACCAGCATCTGGGCCAGATCCTAACAGGTTGATTGCGCGCATCTGGAATGAGGCCGATGGTCCCGGTGTGTGGACTGAGCTGGAGTATCCATTTGAGCCCGCAGATTGGAACGAACGCCCGGTCGACATTGGTATCGCCTGGACGGGCGCACGCGGCATCCATGCCGGTGGTAGGCCAGATTACGAGTTTCGTTTATTGATAAATGGCCGCACTGTGGCCTCCGCAGTGGTAGGAAGCAGTGCAAGGATTGAGGGTTCGGCGCGACTGAGCATTGGTGCATCACCACTGGCAGGTGCTTTCAATTTTACAAGCGCAGGAGAGGGCCTATGGGCGGGTGGCGCGTGTTACTTCGATGCCATGTCCGATTACGAACTGGGCAAGGCCTTAGATTGGGGCACAGACCCGTTTGCGAATCCGTCGTTTGAGACGGCATCGACAGACGGCAGACCGGGTGAAGCCGAACGATGGGACTGGCAGAACATTCAACAAGTCGGCCAATGGGCGGACTTCAACAGTTACGACATAGATCTCGATGCCTGGTATAGGGCCATGGAGAGCTTCGAAGCTGGCTGGAGCGGTAATCAGTTATGGGTCGACCTCATCGACGATCTTACCCTCGTGGAGGCGCTGTTCAACGCTCTGTCGGGACCGTACAAGTCCACGATCGAGACCTTCGATCTCTGGTCGTTTCCGCCGTCCTATACTGGGCCTCCATGGCGTGACGACTTCCAAGAGTGGCGCACCGACGATCCTGACCAGCCAGGGGGCGCAGTGGGGTTCGCCTCGTGGTATGATGAAATAATGGCGTCCGTTGTTTACCCGCTCGGCGTCGAAAATTTCGATGAAGCGTGGGGCAACGACCCGCTCAGTACCGCTCGTGGGCCGCTGTGGCAACCAGACACCGCGCCCAATGGGCGGCTGATCGGTCGGTGGTTCTCTTTCCCGATCACGATTGCAGCGGGTGAGTCGAAATTACTCCTCTACAGGGGGAGCACAGGCGAGGCTGTCCAACTAGACCTGACATCGGGCACATACGCAGACGAGACAACCTTGTTGCCGATGCTCGATGCTGCCCTTGCCGCGGCCATCCCAGCGGCTCATGCTTTGTCCTGGGGATACGAGCAAGATACCGCGACAGGGGAGTGCAGACTCACACTAGGATGGGACCAGAGCACGGTCGCCGGCGAGTGGTTCCTGCTCATGACCTTGGAGCGGGAGTTTTACAACGATGCCCGCGAAGTCCTTGGATTGGACCATGTAGGCTCAGGTGGTCGCATGAATGGCGTTGATTATTCGGCAGCGCTCATGGCCATCCTCCCACTGGGCGTCACATCCGATGACGTGTTTGTTGCCGACATGTGGTCGTATACATTGTTCGACATCGTGCAGGACCCAGCGACGGCCGAATGGTTTCCACTCGTTTACCTCCAGCTTGGGGCGATATTCGATACGTTGATTAGTGGCGACACCTACCTCGAACAGTTCCTTCTCACGGGGTGGTTTGGCGCTGGCGCGGTTTGGAAAAGCTCCTATACTGGGCCAGATCTTACCGCTGGAATATTTGACTTTGGTACACCTGAACAGGATACAATTGAAACCTTCATAAGTAGCCGCTGGCCGGATGAGATCTGGACATAGAGCAAGGAGAAGCCCATGGGACAAGCAGACTGGAATGATCTTGGTAGCTCCCTGGCAACGGCATC